AACAAATTATGATACCAATATGGTATTTGATGATATATCAGATTCATTTACTGGTATTGGAAGAACTTATACACTAACTGTTGGTGGTGCTAATACTGTTACTGGTGTTGGTGTTGGAAATGGTATCCTCTTCATTAATGGAGTATTCCAGACACCATTAACACTTAATAACTTAGGTAATAATTATGAATTTGAAAATGATACCAATGTAGGCGTATCAAGTGTTGTATTTACTGGAATTACTTCTGAGAATGGAAGTAGAATTCAATCTGAGTATGATATTAATCAAAACCAAATTCCTAGAGGTGGTTTAATTGTTTCTATGGGATCTACACCTGGTCTTGGATATGCTCCTCTTGTTGGAGCTAGAGTAAAACCAGAGAAAAAATCTTTTGGTAATATTGTTGGTGTAATTACAAGTTTAGTTGGATTTGCACACTCATCACTTACCAATCTTTCTATTGAAGATGCTGTATATGATAATATTAGTGGAATTATAACAGTAACAACTAATAATCAACATAATTTCTCATTAGACAATCCATCAACAATTTTACTTAACCAGTTAGAGTTTGAATGTAGTTCAGCATATGCTGGAGTAACAACAACAGTATTCAATGACGATAATCGTTCAATACCCGTAGTAGCAATTACTTCAGAAAGAACATTTGAAGCATTCTGTGGTATTTCTTCAATTAATCATAATTATGTTCAAGGTGGAACTTTCTACAGTGGTGGATATGTTTGTGAGTTCTATGACGATCTAACATTTGGATCTGGATATAGAGAACCAGTTTCAATTGGAGTTACTGATATTGCTTATGAGCATGAATTTGTATCTGCTGCCAATAATGCTGTTGTTAAAAATACTGGTGGTACAAACAGCACAGAATATCAACCAATAAGAGCAGAATATGAATCACATACTGGTGATTTACTCTTAACTATAGGACAGCATACTTTAGAAGAAGCAACTGCTTATGATATTGATACTGCTGCTTATAGTGCTACTACAGGTAAATTAACAATTACTAAAGCAGGACATGACTTTGTTGTTGGTGATTGGATTAAGATTGTTGATCATGGAATATCATTTAAGTGTTCTATGGATAATAATGGATCAGTTCATCCATATCCAAGACCAACAGATCCAATTAGTGGCAAATGGGTTCAAGTAACTAATAAAACTAACAATACATTTAAAGTAGAAGTAGGAACATCTCCTATTGTTAAATTTACACCAACAACAGGAACTACATATGATCCTAATACTGGATTAATGGTATTGGAAATTGGAGCACATAATCTAACTGTTGGAACAAGTATTAAGATAGCAGAAGAAGGATTGAAGTTTAGTTGTGGATTTAATGGAGCAACTGGAACTGCTGCTGAGAAATCATATCCTAGATCTAATGGTAATGATCCATTCTATGATAGTGCGTTTAAGATTGAAGATGTAACTGAGACATCAATAACAGTTCAGGTATTAACAACTATTCCATCTACTAATGTAGATCCTCATACTTTTGTTGATGCTGTAGCAGATTGTGTAGAAACTGGTGGAAATTATACTCATCAATACGATTCATCTTTGGATGGATGTATATTAAAAGCAAAGGATACAGTTATTCTTAATGATGATACATTAACCTTTACTTGCTCTAGAGATGATCATTATAGTAAGCATACTTATCCAAGATCAACTGATCCTGCATCAGGTGCAACACTAGGTATTGATGATTCTAGTTATGATACTATTCGTGTAAATGTTGGAGCAGGTGGTGGTGCTGGATTTGGTGGTCATGTAACTGCTAAGATTGCTGAGAATGATCATAAGTATGTGAGTTCTTCCGCAATGGGTCTTACTGCTAATGCTGGTGGTCCATTTACAATAACTGATGCTGATTATGATCCTCAAACAGGTATAATGACAGTTACAACATCTGCTACAAATAGTTTCGCAGCAGCAGATGTTACTGGTATATCAACTGCTTCATATAATCCAACTACTGGTGTCGTAACATTAGAAACTTCATCTGCTCATGGATTTAGCAATGGTGATTATATTAAGATTGCTGAAAAATCTTTAGTATTTACATGTGCTCAAGATGATGATGCTACCCAACATGCTTATCCAAGAAAAACTGATCCTATTCATAATAAGTGGATCCAGATTTCAAATACATCCGCAACTACTTTTGATATTCAGTGTTTACTTAATACACCTTCTAGTAATACAACAGCACATAAGTTATATTCTGCAGAACCAAATAATATTCAGAAAGCAAATAATACTGTTGAGTTTGCTCAAGAATGTATAGTATTCACATGTAATAAGGATCGTCATGCTACAACTCATGCTTATCCAAGAATATCAGATCCAATATTTGGTTTACCTGTTGGTGTAGAAACCATTGTTAATGCTACAACATTTACAATTAATGTAGGTAAATCACCTGCTGGAACTGGTGGATCTTTAGAGTTTGATATTAAGAATGGTGGAGCAAATTATGTAAATCCAGAAATTATAACACCTGATCCAGTTTATCAAAATATGCCTATTGAAGGTATTTCTAGATTAAGTGTAGGATCAACTACAGAATGTGGTGAGAATTTATTAGTTAATATTGAAGTTGGAACTACTGCTGCTCCTGGTATTACTACATCAATAACACCAACTAATGCTGTTTATAATCCAACTACTGGTATTTTAAGTCTTACTTTCAATAGCACTCATTTGAGTGATTCTGGGATAAAGAATGGTGAAATGATTACTATTGCTACTGATTCTTTATCATTCAGATGTGATATGGGAAGTAATGATGTTAAGACATATCCAAGACCAACAGATCCAGCATGTAGACAAGATTTAAAAGTTACTAATTTATCTTCTACTGGTTTTGATGTTCAAATTGGTAGGTCACCTATCGTAAATTACGATGTTACGGATGCCAGTTACAGTGGAACTACTGGTAAGATGGTTCTTACAATCGGTGCTAATCATGGACTTAAAAAGGGTTCTAGTATTAAATTAGCGAATGAATCAATAGCATTTACATGTGGATTCAATGGTGGTGGAACTAAATCATATCCAAGAACCACAATTGATACTCATACTGCTCAAGCAGGAACTTCTTATGATCCAATGACAGGAGTCTTAACAGTAACTACCACATCTGCTCATAACATGAGAAATGGTGATTGGGTTAAAATTGCTGATAATGCTTTATCATTCCAGTGTACTTATGGAACAGGACAGCATATTTACGTTGGTCCAACCTTAGTTGATGGTTTAAAAGTAACTCCTCTTGGTTCTCCTTTTGACCAAAATAGAACTATTACTGATGCCCAATACGATCCATCTACTGGTTTATTATCATTAGAAATAGGATCTCATGTCTATACTACTAATGATTTTGCTGAAATAGTAACTCCAATGGACTTTACTTGTAGTGCTGATGGACATTCTACAGTTCATTCTTATCCACGTCTTGTTAATGGTTCTAATGGTAATCCAGATCCAGCATATCAAACATCATTACAAATATCTTCTGTAGGGTCAACTAGTATTACTCTTAATGTTGGTGCTGTTACTGACTCTAGTAGAACAAAAACATATCCAAGATCTACGGATCCTATTAGTGGTAAGTGGATCAGAGTTTATGGTGCTTCTGGTTCAACATTTAAAATTGACGTATTACAAGGAACAGAATCTACTAATAAATCTAATCATGAATTTACAGGATGTGTTGCTAATGCTATAAGCCAAAAGCGTGATAGAGCATATGATGCTCCAATTGAAGTTATTTCTTCAAATCAGTCAGCAGGAACAATAACATTACAAGTTGGTAAGACTGGTAATACTGATGCTCATACATTTAATTCTGGTTCAACAACTGCTGGTGCTGTAATTTCTGGTGGAAATTATACACATACCTTTATTAAAGCAGATTCTGGTAGTATTACTAGAGGATCTAATAGTAATAATCAACTACATTCTATTCAAAACTTCACAGTATCAAGACCTGGACATTCATTCTCTATCGGTGATAAGTTTAAAGTTGTTGGATTAGTTACTTCTGCTTTAGTTCATGAACCAGTTCGTGAATTCCAATTAAATGTTGCTAGAACATCAAATGATTACTTCTCAGCATGGCAATTTGGTGAAATAGACTTTATTGATAATATCAAATTTATGCAAGATGGATCTAGAAGAAGATATCCATTATTCTTGAATGGACAATTATTGAGTTTTGAGAAGGATGAAACTGATCCATTATCTTCTCAGATAGATCTTAATGCTATTCTGCTAATATTTGTTAATGGGGTAATTCAAACACCTAATATAGCATATCAGTTCTTTGGTGGAACTTCATTTACATTTACTGAACCACCAGATGAAGGTGATAAAGTTGATATATTCTTCTATAAAGGACAGGATGGAGTTGATATTAAGATAGTTGATATTGATGAAACTATTAAACGTGGTGATGATGTTAAAATCAATGCTCATCGTGGTGTATCTGATACAGAACCTCAAGGTAGACAAAGAACAATTAAAGAAATTCTTTCATCAGATTTAGTTGAAACTAATGTTTATACTGGACCAGGTATTAATGAGGATGACTTTAAACCACTTGATTGGATTAAACAAAAGCAAGATAAGTTTATTAATGGTGAAATAGTATCTAAGTCAAGAGATTCTATAGAACCACAAATCTACCCAACTTCTAAAATTATTGGTGACCTTACTAATACAACTACAGGTAAAGATGGAGTAGATTATGGAATATTTGTTGATGATGCTCATGTATTCCAATATGAAGACCTATACAATCCAAATATAGATCCTGGTGATCGTTATTCTATTAATGTTGATCAAGTGGATGCTATTGTATATTCTCCAGAAAATAATGATTTTGAACAAGCAAATATTACTGCTACTGTTGGTAATAATGGAACCGTAGGTTCATTGGTAATAGTAGATGGTGGTAAAGGATATAGTTCAGGAACTATTAATTTATCAATTAGTGCTCCAATTGGTGTTGGTGTTGGAACAATAAATCGTGAAGAATTTGAAGTTGCTGGTGTATCAGAATTTGCTAAAGCAACTGCTACTGTAGTTGATGGAATTATAGACAGTTGTTTAATAACAGATGCTGGTAAAGGATATAGTATTTCTAATCCACCACAAGTTATTGTTCCTACTGAAAAAACAGATTTTGAGAAAATATCTAAAATTACTAATGTTCAAGGTTGGTCTGCTATTATTACTAAGATAGACACCACTACTGGAACTAATGGAAATGCTGCTCTTGAATTTGAATATCAAGTAGAAACTAATCAATTAGCATCAGATCTTCTTGTTGGTTATCCAGTATTGATACATGGCACACAAATTGGTGATGGTATTATTTCAATAGATGCTGATGATGCTAGTGTTGTAGGTGTAGGAACAACATTCTTAGATAATGTATATAAAGTTCATCAAACCCATGCTGTTCAAAGAACTGGTGTTATAACATGTAATGTTTCTAGTACATCCAATATCACTGGATTAATTCAACAAGGACAATATAATCAAAATAATCTTGGTTTCACTACTTCATTAGGTAGAATATCTTGGGGTAGATTATATAATCCTTTAGATGGTGTCGTAAGAGATTCTGATAATCCATTAAGTTTAACAGTTTCTGGTAAAACTACTAATTCTGGTCTAACTACATTCCCAACAATTCAACGTAGAACTTATGATCCTAGCTCCCATAAAGGGTTGAGAAATACAGGTGCTATTAGGACTATTGTATAATGATTAAATTATGTCTATAAATAAAGAAAAAAAGTACTGTTTATAAGATGCCTGCAATTGTAACAGACCAATTTAGAATTCTTAATGCTAGTAATTTCGTAGAGAACGTCACTAACGGAAGTAATTCATATTACGTTTTTATTGGTCTTGCTAATCCACTGACACCATCTGCCAATTCAAATTTATTTGGTAGAAATTGGGAATGGAATACGGGTGGAACACCATCCCCTGTAGATAATTTCTCAGAGTCTTATCACACAGGTGATACCATATTATATGGTAAAAGAATTACTGCAGATAATATTCGTAGAGTTATCAGAAAAGTTAGTTGGTCACCAAATACAAAATATGATTTTTATAGAGATGATGTTAGTTATGATAATAAAACAAAAAATACTAACGTATCAAATCTATATGCATCAAATTATTATGTAATAAACAAAGAGTTTAAGGTTTATATTTGTATATCAAACGGTGCTACAGGTGATCAAGAAAATGGTAATATTTCAGCAGATGAACCAAATTTCACTGATTTAGAACCATCTAAAGCAGGTGGTAGTGGTGATGGTTATCTATGGAAGTATCTGTTTACAGTGTCTCCTGCCGATATTATAAAGTTTGATTCTACAGAATATATCACAGTTCCTAATAATTGGGGAACATCTATAGATCCTAGTATAAGATCTGTTAGAGAAAATGCTGATTCTACAGTTAATAGTAATCAGATTAAAAATGTGTATATTGAAAATACAGGAACTGGTTATGGTCCTTTTGAAGGAAGGGAATGTGATATTTTAGGTGATGGTAGTGGTGCTAAAGCTAGGGTTGATGCCAGTAATAATAAAATTACAAGTGTTGTAGTTAGTGCTGGTGGTAAAGGATATACCTACGGAATAGTTGATTTGGGAACAACTGGTGCTTCTGGTGTAACAGAAGCAGCAAAATTAGTTCCAATCATACCACCATCTAGAGGTCATGGATTTGACATCTATACTGAATTAGGGACTGATAAGGTTCTTATCTATGCTAGATTTGATGATTCTACCAAAGATTTCCCAACAGATACCAAATTTGCTCAAGTTGGTATATTGAAAAATCCAACTGTTGCTGACAGTAATAATATTTTCACAGAAGGTCAGTTTTCTGCTTTAAATGCTATTAAACTTGATGATACAACTAATGGAAACATTACAGGAACTCTAACTATTGGAGAAAAAATAACACAATTGCGTGAGGATGGTAAAACAGCAGAAGCATATGTTGCTTCTTATGATACTGATACTCATGTAATTAAATATTTTAGAGATAGATCTTTAAATTATACTACTACACAGGATCAAACAGATTATCCTGGACTTGCTAATAAAGGTCAATTCTTCGATTTTGAATCTGTTAAATCTGATGGAACATCAGCAGCAAATAAAATTGTTGGTGAAAATGGTTTTGATGGACCAGTTTATAGTGCCTTTACTGGTATTACTACAACTAGTAAGGATGGAACAAAGGTAGTCAACTTAGGAACTACTTTTAATCAAGGGTTATCAAAATCAGAGATAAATAAAGGATCAGGTGATTTAATTTACCTAGATAATCGACCTTTAATTGCTAGAAACCCTAGACAAAAAGAAGACGTTAAAATCATTCTGGAATTCTAAAAAACAATGTCACAAAAGACTAATTTAAATATAAGCCCTTATTATGACGATTTTGATAAGGCAAAAAATTATTATAGGATGTTGTTTAAGCCTGGATTCCCAGTTCAAGCTAGAGAATTAACAGGTCTTCAATCAATATTACAAAGTCAGATAGAATCTTTCGGTAGTCATATCTTTAAAGAAGGATCTATGGTTATACCTGGATCTGTTACTTTTGATAGTACATATTTTTCATGTAAGGTAAATGGAGATCATCTAGGAATAGATGTTAGTGTATATCTTGATTCCTTAGTTAGTAATAATGGGATAGGAACAAAAGTAAAGGGTCAAAATTCACAAATAACTGCCCGTATCGTTAATTACATTCTTCCACCAACAGAAGGTGTTGATGACATTGTTATATTTGTTAAGTATGATGAAGCAGATCTTAATAATATTAGTCAAGCATTTCCAGATAATGAAATATTAATTTTAGAAGAAAATGTTACTTACGGTAATACAACTCTTACGGCAGGTTCTACAGTATTAACTCTAATTTCCGATAAAGCTTCTATAACTGGATCTGCTGTTGGTGTAGAAGAAGGTGTATATTTTATTAGAGGAACTTTTGTAGATGTACCAAAATCTATAGTAATTTTAGAACCATTTTCAAATAAACCATCATATAGAGTTGGTTTTGATATTAATGAGGAGATTATTACTGCGGCTGATGATCCACAAATAAATGATAACGCAAAGGGGTTTACAAACTATGCTGCTCCAGGTGCTGATAGATTTAAGGTAAGTGTAAAATTAACTAAAAAGGCTTTATTAGATTATAGTAATGATTCTAATTTTGTAGAATTAGTTAGAATAAGTAAAGGTGAAATTAAAAAATTACAGGATAAGAGTGTTTATAATTATCTAAGAGATTATTTTGCTCAAAGAACGTTTGATGAATCTGGTGATTATGCAATACAACCATTTAGTGTCAATATACAAAATTCATTAAATGATGAGATAGGTTCTAATGGAAAATATACCAGTAATGAGAAGACTGATAAGGGTGCTATACCATCTGATGACTTAATGAATGTTAATCTATCTTCTGGTAGAGCATATGTTAGGGGATATGATGTTGATGTATGGGATGAAGTTTTAGATGTAGAAAAACCAAGAGATACTAAGAATATAAAGGCAAGTTCTGTTGATTTTAGAATGGGAAGTATTCTAAAGGTTAACAATGCTCAGGGAACTCCAAAACTTGATGTTGGTACAGATTCTAATGGAGATTCTAGTATAGTTGATCTTTATAACCAAAGAAAGAGTGGTGGTGCTACAAATGATAAGAATGGTATAAAGGTTGGTAAAGCAAGAGTATATAACTATGCGGTTTCTGATGCTCCATATGCTGATAATAGAACCGAATGGGACTTACATATGTTTGACATACAAACATATACAAGACTTAAAATCTCTAATGGTGTTAGTGCTTCATATTTAAAGGATACTTTAGCACCTACAGGATCAAGAGTTAAAGGTCTTAGTAGTGGTGCTTTTGGATATGTTGCTGAAGAAGCAACAACATCAGATGAAATAAGTTTATATCAAACTACAGGTAAATTTGTTGCTGGAGAAAAATTAATATTTAATGGAGCAGATAGTGTTGTTGGTGTTGATACATCCAATGCTTCAGTAGTAAATGTTTGGTCATATACTACAGAAGATATTAAATCAGTATATCAAGCTGCTGCTAATGCTGGTAGTTCAGTAAACTTTACTGCAGATTCTGTTTTGTATGATAAAATCTTACCAAATTTTTCATCTACTGATCAATTATCAGTCGAAAATGATGGTGTTGGTGTAGCTAAAGCAAAATCCTTTGGAAAATATTTTACTGGTGCTGTTGGACTTAAGACAGATGCTATTATTCAGTATAATTCAGAAAATAGTGAAAATATAGTTTATAACAGAGTTGATTCAATTGAAGCTGATGGGTCTATATTACATTTAAAAGCTGTTGAAACTTTATCAGGATACAATCCTCAAGGTAATCCTCTAGCATTTATATTGGGTGATGTTCCTACTGGTATAGTAACATCAACTTTCAGAGTAAAAACACCAAAAATTATTAATTTAGGTAGATCTGGATTATACAGTCCATTACCAAAGAGAAATATTTCTACCATAGATCTTTCAGATTCTAATTTAGTAGTAACTCGCCAACTTACTTCACAAGGTATAACTGTTGATGGAACAAATAAGTATATTCAAATAGATGCTGATTCAGCAATGGAAAATACTGGGGATGGTAGTGCTGTGGGTATATCCACTGCATTATTTGAACCATTTGATGCTGAAAGATATTCAATTGTTTATGCAGATGGAACAATTGAAGAATTAACTTCAGATCAAGTTCAAATAACTGGTGGATTTACAGTTAGATTTAATGGGTTAAATGCTGGATCAAATACAACAGCTACAGTAAATGTAACATTAAAGAAAATTGGTTTATCTAGTAAAGGAAAGAATTATGTTAGAAGTTCTCAGTTAGAAGTAACTAATACTGCTGGCGTAACAACAACTACTAAAGGATTAACATGGAGTCCTGCTTATGGTCTAAGGATTGAAGATCAAGAGATATCATTGAATATTCCTGATGCTGTTAAAGTACATGCAATATACGAATCAACAAATAAAGTTAAACCAACATTAGATAAATTAACATTTGTAAGTGGTCTTGGTTTAGATATTAATAGTTTTGTTGGTGAGAAAATAACTGGAAAGGACAGCAGAGCAATTGGGCAGATAGTATCTACAACAGAAAATACAGTTGATTATATCTATCTTAACGATAATACATTCGTTAAAGGTGAAAAGGTAATATTTAGTGAATCAAATATCGAATCTAATTTACAGAAAAAGACTGATGGCGACTATGTTGATAGAACGAATAATTTTACTTTAGATAAGGGTCAAAGAAAACAATATTATGATTATTCTAGATTAGTAAGAAAGAATAATTCTGCTATTCCATCTAACAGATTGCTTGTAATATTTGATTATTATGATACATCTTCAACTTCAACAGGAGACTTTTTTACTGTAAATTCATATAGTAAAGATAGATATACCAATGATGTTCCTACTGTTGGTAGGCATAGAGCAACTGATACTTTAGATTTCAGACCTAAAGTTGTTCCTTTTGATCCTGCTAGTGCTACAGGAACTGATGTTAAGTCACCGTTTGCTTTTGATAATAGAAAATTTGAAACCTTAACAAGATATTCTATAGCACCAAATGAGAGCACAGTAGTTGGATATAGTTATTATCTACCTAGAATTGATAAATTAGTAATTAACAAACTTGGTCAGGTTAAAATGATTAAGGGTGTCTCTGCTGATAAACCTGCACCACCTACTGAAATTGGTGATTCAATGCAAGTTGCCGAAATAACATTACCTCCTTATTTGTATAATCCTCAAAGAGGACCAACAATAAAGATGTATGATAATAGAAGATTTACTATGAGAGATATTGGAAAAATCGAAAAGAGAGTTTCCAATCTTGAAATAATGACTTCTTTAACTGCTCTTGAATTGGATACAAAATCACTTCAAGTAACAGATTCTACTGGAACTAATAGATTTAAAACTGGTTTTGTTGTTAATGATTTTAAGAATAGAGATTTCATTGATTTTAATATAGCATCTGGATCTAGATGTGATGTTGATGTTGTAAATCAAGAATTGATAAGTGCTGTTGATTTTTGGTCATTAAAGGCAGATCTTGCTCTTAACCCTGCTATTGATAGAGCAACTGCTGATTTGGAATCAAATGTTGGTTTATTAGATCCAAATTGTCAAAAAACTGGAGATTTAATAACACTTAAGTATGATTTGGCTAAATGGCTTGATCAACCACAAGCATCGCAAGTTTGTAATGTTAACCCATTTATGGAAGTCGTTTATGTTGGTGCTGTAGTATTAGATCCACCATCAGACAATTGGGTAAGAACAATTTATATTGACGATTATAGAACAGAATCTACTGGTGCTAAATGGGTAGAACACGCAACTGTTATTTCTGATGTATCAGAAACTGGAACAGAGACAGATATAACTGAAGTTGAAGTTGAACCAGATGATAGTAGAGATTGGATAGGAAATCATCGTGATGTCACAACTACTCATACAACTACTACAACAAGAACGGTAGAAACATCATTTACAAATGTGTTAGAAAATGATATTTACCGTGAATTTGATTATGTTGAAAGTGTTAAGGTATCTGGATCAGCAGACAAATTTATGCGTTCTAGAAACGTAGCATTTTCTGCGAATGGATTAAAGGCATATACTAAGCATATTCATAAACTTGATAGCGGTACTCCTGATATATTCCCTAAAATTATTGGAATTGAGATGGTAAGTGGATCTCAAGGATTTACTGTAGGTGAAAGTGTAATTGTATCTACAGGTGTGGGTGGAAAGATTATTGGAGTTGTAAGAGCAGCAGAACCAAATCACAAATATGGTCGAAATACACCAGATATTGATGCTGGAATATCATTACCAGTTATTCCACTTGAGCTTATGACTGATAATGTTTTTGATAGAACACTTCCTGCTCCTGGTGGAACATATTCTCCAACATCAACTATTTTTAATTGTGATGTTGAATCCTTAGCAAATGAGGTTAATTTTTATGGGTATGTTATTAAGGGAGCAATGCTTATTGGAGAAACAAGTGGTGCTTCTGCGTTGGTAACAAATACAGATCTTATTTCTGACAAATGGGGCGACTTACAAGGGTCATTCTTCTTCAGAAATGCTAATCAAACACCATTACCATCTAAATTATTCTTTGCTGGAACTAAAACTTTCCGTTTAACAGCTAACACTACAGGTGAATATACGCTTCCAGGAAGTACAGAACATGCTAGTGATGCTACGGGAACATATACCGCTACAGGAACCGTTATAACTCAAGATACAGCAACTGTAGGAGTTAGGAATCCAACTCCACCTGCACAAAGACCAAATGAAACTACAAATACTATTTCAGTCAATGTAGAGTCTTCAACAGAAAGAATAGAAGCACCTTATAGAGATCCTCTAGCACAATCCTTTACTGTAGATGAAACGGGAGCATTCTTAGCTGCTGTAGATGTTTATTTTGGCAGAAAAGCAACAGATAATAAAAAATTATTTGTTGAATTAAGAACTGTTGAATTAGGAACACCTACAAAATGGCTTGTTCAAGATTATGCTCAAGTAACATTAAATCCAGAAAATATTAATCTTTCTCCAGATGCTTCTATTCCTACTAAAATTACATTCCCATCACCAATTTATTTGGAACCTAAAAAAGAATATGCATTAGTATTTTTATCACCTGGTTCTGTTGAATATGAGATGTGGATAGCTGAAATGGGTAAAAATAATGTTACTCCTCCTACTGGATTACCAGCAACTACTGATGATTCAACAACTGGTCAAATAACAAAACAATATCTTGGAGGTAGTTTATTTAAATCTCAAAACGGATCAATATGGACACCTACCCAAAAACAAGATCTTAAATTTACATTATATAAAGCAGAATTCGTTCCATCTGGAACAGTTACATTATATAATAGTTCAGTTGAACCTGGTAATGAGAATACTTCAACACTTCCGACTAATCCAATTAAAACATTACCAAGAAAATTAATTGTTCCTATTCAGGGAATAACAGCAGCAACTGAGGTTAATTTACCTGTAGGTAGAAAGATTAGTACGGGTGCTGCTAATGACCTTGAAGATGAATGTATAACAGGTATTATAGAAGCAAGAGGTGCTGCTGTTAAAGCATCTGCATCTGCAGATACTGTAGAACTTATTACTACTGGATTTGGATATAGAGATACTGTTAGTGCCAAAACAGTTGAATTTGAATCTATTACTGGAAGGGGAGTTAATTTACAGGTAGATGTTGACATCAATGTAGATCCTTCTACTGGAGAACTTACTGTAGATCTTACTAATGCAGCGGCTGTATCTGGTCAAACAATGAGTGGATTTAGAGTTGGTGAAGTATTAAGAATGAAACCATCATCTGCACTTGCTATTGGAATAACAAAAGGAACTGGATTAACAATTGCTGTTAAAGAAATAGTACAAGAAATTGATACATTATTCCTAACAGATGTTCAGGGTGAACAATTTGTGGCAAATGAAGATATAGTTCATTATGGTGCTGATAATAATACAAGAACTGTATTAGCAACTACAGTAGCTAAAACTGCTGGCACATCTACAGTAAATGGTGACAAATATAATGGTAATGTGATAGAGATTAATCAATATAATCATGCTCATCATGGATCTAATAATAAGATTAAGGTTGCTGGTATACAACCAGATACAGCAAAAACAACTATTAATAGTGATATTAGTGCTACTGCTACTGAAGTTGGTGTTGCTTCTACAGATCCAATATTTGCTAGATTTGCTGGTATAGGTTCTGATAGAGGGTATGCTCTAATTAATAATGAGATTGTATCTTATATTGTTGGAAAAGATATGCTTAGTTTTGATGCTAGAGGTGTTGGTGATTCTGTAGCATCATCCCATACTTTAGATTCTGTCATTCAACCATATGAAATTAATGGTATACCATTAACTATGGTAAATACAGAACATGATATGACTACTAATAATACTCTTAAAGATGCCTCTAATATCGACACTTACTTTATAGAATTAGATAGGGGATTAGGGTCAAGAGCAACTGGTAGAGATCAATTTAGTTTTGCTACTGAGAAGGCAGTTGGTGGTGGAAATGTAGGTATATCTCAAAACCATCAGTTCAGTAATGCTTCTGCTAAATTTAATACTATAACTCCAGGAAAAGGAACTACTATTAGTGCTTCATTTAGAACTGTTAGTGGAACAAGTGCTGATGGTAATGAAGTATCATTCTTAGATCAAGGATTTGAACCTACCATTTTAAATGAAACAACATTCTTCCCAACACCAAGAATGCTTTGCTCTAAAACTAATGAAGTAGAGAGATTAACTACTTTACCTGAAAATAAATCATTAACACTTAAAGTTGATATGGCAAGTAGTGATCCTAATTTATCACCTGTTATTGATATTAAGAATGCTACATTTATCTTAGGTAGAAATAAGATCAATAATCCTATTGGTGCTGATAATTATGCTACTGATAATAGAGCAACTCAATTATCAGATGATCCTCATGGTTCTATATTTGTTTCTAAGAGGGTTAATTTAGCACAACCAGCAACTTCAATCAAAGTTCTTGTTGCTGCTAATCGTCAAGCAGAAGCAGATTTCCGTGTTTATTATAGATTATTTACTGCTGATTCTAGTGAGGTGGTACAAACATACAGACCATTCCCTGGTTATAAGAATATGAAGGATAATGATGGTGATGGATTTGGTGATGAGATAATTGATATTGGAATGAGTGATGGTAGACCAGATGCTTTTGTAAGAGCAAATGGACAAGATAATTTCTCAGAATATCAATTTAGTGTTGATGATTTAGAGCAATTTAGTGGATTTAGCATTAAGATTGTGATGACATCTACTAATGAATCCGTGCCTGTTAGACTTAAAGACTTTAGAGCAATTGCCCTAGCATAATGAAAACATTTAAAAAATTCATAGAAGAAGCTTCTAATAAAATAACACCTCTACATCCTTGGGCAACTAAGCTTGTAGGTAAAGGTGGATATAATGATTCTAAAGGTGAATGGTATTATAAAACTGGAAGAGAATTATTTAAAAAGTCAAAAGGAAGGGATGTTAGTAAGAAAGACTATGATAATCTTCAAAAAAAGTATAAGGATGAATATTTCAATTCTCCACAAATAAATCCACCAACAATAGATCCTTTGAAAAAGATAAAAGCATGATAAGAGTTGAGGGGCATAAAAACTTATTTCGTGATGAAAATTCAGGAGCTTTAGTAGATATGGATACTAAATCCTATTCCAATTATATGGCATCTAAGAATAGAAAGTTGGATCAAAAAGCAGAATTGGATCAGATGAAAAATGATATTAATGAAATCAAGGCTTTATTAAAACAATTAACCAATCAGATAACATCTTAAAGTATAAATAATAGATAGATTCTGAATTGCATACATAAATGGCACCAGACATAAAAGTAAGGGTTGGGCAGAAGAACGCAGTGAAGGTTATATCTTCATTGGCAG